TAATTCAATTGTTGTTGCATTTATAACATCAACATAATATGAATTACCATTTAATTCTACTGTACCACCAACAGACGCAAATGTAACTTTATCGCCATTTTGTAAGAAATGTGGCGCACTGGTAATTACTCTAGCTGGGTCTGATAAAACCACACCAACAACATTACCACCTGCAAGAGTTTGATTTGCATTTACTAATGCTGATATATCAAGTGTTGTCGAATCTGTTGCAGCACCTGTAACTTTAATAACGGCTTCATGACTTGAATTTTTTAATGTGGTTGTTACAATTGCCATTTATTATTCTCCGATTTGTTTTAATACTTTCATAAAATTTTGTTTTGTTTCTTTCATGTAATCTATAACATCACTATGTGCAGCAAACAATTTATTTAATTCATTATAAGTTGAATTATTTATTGCAACAATACTATTATCTTTTAATTTGTATTCTTGCTTACCTTCAATTAGTCTATCCAATTTATTTAATCTCCTTAGATCATAGACAACTGGATCCAATGTAAAAAGTTTAGAAGAAGCTAAATCTACATATGATTCTATTAATGTATCAGTTATTTTAACTTTATGATGTTTATTAATAATATCTGCTATTTTATCGTATGATAAATCAACATATATTTCAGTTTTTACCTGTTCTTCTATATTGTTTGCATAGTATTTTTGCTTAATATAATTTCTAGCTTCTTCTATACTAGAAAATTGAGTCTTTTTCTTATCTATGTAAATAGTTGAATCATCTAATTTTTCAATTAAATGACCATAACTTCTACTTTGTTCAATAATATTATCACCAGATAATTTTCTTGAAAACTCGTTAAAATACATTAATTTTCCTCTGTTGGCTTTTCTATTGGTGTGTCAGCAGTATCCTGTACTTCAACTTCTACATTTTCCTCTNGTTCAATATTATCTTGTATTTCTGTTTCATTTGGTTCTTCCACAGATAACTCATCAGTTATCTCTTGGGAAGACTTAAACATATTTTGTGCATAATCTTGTCTTAATGCATCTATATTAGTTGAAATTTTATCAGCCATTGTTGCATTAAAAGCATTATCAATATCAGTGGAACTACCACTATCAATTGCATTAATTAAATCTTGTACACTTGCATTATNTGACATTATGTTTCTCCTTGTTCACTTTCATCGGGTTGTTCTGGTTCAGCAGTNTGTCCATTTCTTACTGCATCCTGTTGAGCCTGAAATTCTGCATCTTTCATCATTAATTCACGTTCTTGGTCTATTTGCGTATCAATATCTTTAATTTCTTTATCAGATTGTCTTAAGATAAATCTTCTTACATACTCTTGTGAATAATACTTGCCGACGTATTGTTCAATTTGTTGTAAGGCACCAAGCCTATTAATCATAAGATCAGTATCTCTTAGTTCAGCAAAATTATTATCTTCTTGAAAATCATATCTTACATCTTGAGAAATTTCTTCCCATTCTTCAAGGCGAATAATACCTTTTGCAACTAATTGTATCTTTAATGTTTCACTAAATAGATGTGAAAATTTACGACGAATTCTTTCAATAAATTTATTGAACTTAATTTCATCACGTGTAATTTCACTTGTTCTACCTAAACTAAATCCTTGTTGTGGTTGTAATCTGGAAATAGGAACATTTAATGATTGATATAATTTATTTTGGAAATAATTAATATCTTCAATCTGTCCTAAACTTTGGCCGCCTGGTAGTGTAGTAATTTCTGTACCTTTACCACCTTCACGACGAGGCATCCAAAAATCTTCCATCATACTGAGATGTTTTCTATCATCTCTTATTTCACCAGTGGTTGCATCATAAACAATTTTATTTCTAAACTTATTCATGATATCATTGACATATTGTTCTGCTTTCATCTTAGGCAGATTACCTACATCAACATAAAATACTCTTCGATCTGGAGCTCTGGATACACGATAAATAACCAGAGAATCTTCCATCATTTTTAATTGGTTAACAGGTTTAATTGCTTTATGTAAATGACCTAACATCATATTTGAGCTAGGATCCATTAAACCTGAAGGAGCATAAACAACTGAGTCTAAACTTAGTTTTAAGCCCTGTGATGAAGCTTCATTAATACCTTTATCATTGAAGATATAATATTCCTCAACTGATTTAACTACTTCAACACCTTTTTCATTTCTATCTTTTTTAACATTTTTGATCTTACGAATTTTTCGTGGATCAATATAGCGTAATTCTTGTATGCCCTTCTTTGGAGCATTTGGATCTAATAATATATGGTAATATAATCTACCATCAATATACCATGATCTAAACATATCATGGCCTTTTTCATTAAATCTATATAACTTTAATACATTACCAAATTCATCCACAATTTTCTTTTTAATACTATCAGATAATTCAACATCATCAAGTACAATGTCAATTGGTGATTCATCTGAATTAGAAGTAATTGCTTCATTTACAATATCTGAAATTGCATTATCACAATCAGAATATTGAGAAACCTGTCTATATCTTCTAATTAAATCATTTTCATTCTTGATGACACCTTCAATGTCAATTGTCATCCCATAGTACCCAGCGGTACTGGATGATATTAACGTTGAGCCATCATCGGCAGCGGGAGCAACAACTGCTCCCTTCTGCTCAGTATTTTTCTTGCGTTTTATCTCAAACCCAAATATTTCAGCCATAATATACCTTTATAATAAATTAGAATGGAAGTGGGAATGTGCCTAAAGGCGTATCCACGCTTACATTTACACCAAAGTCAGAATTACTTGTTGAATTTGATGTCCAGTAATTGTATGTCCATTCAACCTCAAATGTTTCAATCACATTATTTGAGTCATAATCCAACTGAACCGGTGAGATTACTGTTGGATATGCATCTCTAAATGTATATGATTTGATTGCAGCGCCATTTCTATCAAGTTGAGTTACATTTAAATCTACTTGATAATCGCCTGGATTTGTTCTACCATTTGTTTGACTATGGTTCATGATACCATCTGACCAACGCTCTAATGCATTTCTTACTGCAAATGTTGTATCATTATAGATAGTCACAACCCATGGAGCAAATGTTCTTTCACCTGCAAAGTTAACTTGGCGCCCTCTATAGAAAATTTGTGTATTATCTACAGTTGATTGTGGTAATTGAGCTGCTTTACACATAAATTGTGCATTCAACCCTACCAACGTGCCAGCGGTAACAAAGTTAGGGAAAGATAAATCCACACGGAATTGATTAGGGCGAGCACCACCACCAATCATTTGTGCTTTAAAATCGCTGATATTTGCCATTTTGCTTTTCCTTATTTAACCTTATATTTATATACTATTATGCACCAATCTCTTCAAAACTTACAGCGCTTCTTGCAGCAATAAAGTTAAGACTAATGAAGTTGATTGAGCGATTTGGTTTAATGAAGATATCAGCAACAAACTCGTTACGATCAATAACTTCACCTGTATTATTTGAATCATCACATTTAACACGATAATCAATAATACCACGTCTACCTTGAACATCTCTTAAGAATGGTTCAACCAAATTCTTGAATTGTGCTCTTGTAAATGTATCATTAAATTCAAATAGTTGATATTTTGCTGCTGTTGCAATTGCTTTTTCAAGTACAATGAACAACCTGCGAACATTGATGCGATCAAATGCACTTGGTTTAGCAAGCAGAGTTTTATCACCAAATAATACAGTGCCTTCACCAGGGAATGTTACAACTGGGTTAACACCTTTTTTGTAAAGTATATCACGTTCAGTTTTACCTGGATTAAATGCAAGTTTAACTACATTTTTAACTTGACCACGATTTAAACCACCTGGAGACCACCATGCATCATTTGTGTAATCTGTTCTAGCACATAAACCAGCAATATCACCATTTAATGGAACATATCTATATTGATCATTATATCGATCATATTGATATTTGTAACCAGAATCAAGTACAGCATATGATGTTGAAGGTAACGCAGCTCTATATTCTGTGAGTAAATCAGCAGGGCCAGAACCTGTACCTTGGATAATTTCGCCAGTATTATAGTTTTCTGGGGAAACAAATACAACACAATCTTTTCTAACTTCAGCAACATTATTAATAACAAATGTCGCTACAGTTGTATTTGCTTTACCTATAGGTATTAAAGAAATATCATAAAGTTCATCATTTGCAAAAATTGCGAATGCTGTTTGTAAATTACCATCAGATGGTGTTAAATCATCTACACCACCAGTTAATGATACTGTTTTTACCGCTGAAAGATCTTTAAAATCATTTTCTGCAGTATTACCCCAATCAACACCTGTACCAGAACCACCTGATGTTGAAGCAACATCTGTTGTATGGTCCATCCACCAAATATATCTTGAGTTAGAATTTACAACACTTTTATAATAATTATTTGTACCATCTGGTTTTTTAGCATTTGATGCTTTTGAAGCAAATGCATATTTTTCTAGGATTGCACCTTTTGTACCTGTCCATAAACCATCTTCGTCAACAACAATAATATGTACTTCATCATTTGAACCACCTACATCAGTAGCAAATGGAGATGTACCTGGAGCAAGATCAAACTCATCTTCATATGCCCAACCATCGTATGTTTGTGAATCAGCCATAGAAACTTTAAGTGAATTACCTAAAGCGCCAGGATATTTAGCTGCACATTCACCAA